CTCATTACCAGTACAATGCCCAATCCAATATCATAACATTCCAAAATGGTTCAACAATACTACTAAAAGACTTATTCCTTTATCCTTCAGACCCTAACTTTGATGAACTTGGTTCACTTGAGATAACAGGTGCTTTTATTGATGAGTGTAATCAGGTAAGCGAGAAAGCCTGGAATATTGTTAAATCTCGTATTAGATATAAAATTGATGAGTTTGGATTGATTCCAAAGATGTTAGGCACTTGCAACCCTGCAAAGGGATTTGTTTACAATAACTTCTATAAACCACACAAAGAGGGTAAGTTAAGTGATGACAAAGCATTTATACAAGCATTAGCAACCGACAATCCTTTTATTTCTCCTCACTATATTGAATCTTTAAAGACTTTAGATAAGCAAAGTAGAGAGCGTTTACTTTATGGTAATTGGGAATACGATGACAACGATAACGCGCTAATAGAATACGATAAGATTATAGACCTATTCAGAAATGAACATATCCCAAGTGGCAAAGGTTACATATTAGCCGATATTGCAAGGTTTGGTAAGGATAAGACTTTGATAATGGTATGGTCAGGCTTTAGGGTTACCGAGATACATAAGTTGTCTCAAAAGGCAACCAACGAAGTAGCAGCATACATTAAACATTTGGCAAAGAAACATTCTATCCCTTATTCTCAAATTATCTGCGATGAAGATGGGGTGGGCTCGGGTGTGGTTGATTATGGCTTTAAAGGATTCGTAAACAATAGCAAAGCATTAACAGGAAACTACATTAATTTAAAGTCGGAGTGTTATTACAAGTTAGCTGAACTAATAAACCAGGCTGGTGTATGGGTAATGTCTGAAGATGTAACAATCAAAAAGGAATTAACAGAAGAACTTGAGTGGGTACAAAGGCATAACGCTGATAAGGATGGTAAACTTGCGGTGCTACCAAAAGACAAAGTCAAAGAACATTTAGGTAGGTCTCCCGATATTTCCGATGCGCTAATGATGCGGATGTGGTTTGAACTTAAGAAGTTTGAGTTCGTAGTTATATAAAATTATCGTAAATTTGTAAAAATAATTGCTTATGAATCTCTTACAAAGAATTAAAGCTGCTATAATCCCATCTCAGGGCGATGCAGGTAACAAATACTTTCAATCTTTATTTTCATATTTCAACGGAGATATGATGTATAACATTCCTGATAATCCAAGAGCCTATGTAGCTGAAGGTTACCAGAACAATCCCGATGTATATGCAGTTGTTAATATGATAGCAAAGAAAGCTGCTTCAGTTCCTTTTTATGTTTATGTAGTAAGCAACAAAAAGAGTTTCAATAGAACAAAGAATAATCCTATCAATTTACTTAAAAAAGGGCTTGAGGAAGTTAATGGAACGGAATTAAACGCTATCCTTTCAAGACCTAACGAGATGCAAGGGCAACAAGAGTTTATCGAATCAATGGTAGCTTTCTTAGAGATTACAGGTAACGCTTACGCTTATAAGTTTACACCTGAAGTTGGTCGTAACAAGGGAGTGCCAACAAAGATGTACCCAATGCCTTCACAATATACTCAAATCATAGGTAACGGTACATTCAGACCTATCGGTGGTTACAAGTTACAAATCGGAGACCAAGCTATTCAATTTAACGATAACGAGGTTGCACATATTAAATTCTTTAATCCTAAGTTTGACATTTCAGGTACTGAATTATACGGTCAATCACCTTTAAAGGCTGCTTCTTTAACTGTTGCATCTTCTAACGAAGGTACTAAGGCTAAAGCAAAGGCGTTTGCAAATGGTGGTGTAGCTGGTTTATTATTCTCAGGAGATAAAGAGGCAATGCTTGATGGTGAGCAAATAAGCAAGATTAACCAACAGATTGACACAAAATTAATGGGTGCTGATAACTACAAGAGAATTGTAGCAACTAACGGAATTATAGATTACAAGCAAATTGGAATGAGTCCAGCAGACTTAGAAATCATCAAATCAATTGGTGCGGATAGAGATACTATTTGCAGAGTGTTTGGTGTTGACCCCATCTTATTTGCTACGGATTCATCTTCATACAACAATAAGGAGTTAGCTTATAAAGGTTTGGTTACGAATACGGTTATCCCTATTTTAAATATCATTCGTGATATGTTTAACTATCATTTAGCTTCTTACTATTCTTTAAGAGATGGTGTTGAATACTACATTGACTACGATGCTCAGGCGTTCCCTGAAATGCAAAAGGATATGGAGAAAATAGTAGCACAAATGAAAGAGGCTTGGTGGATTACTCCTAACGAAAAAAGAGATGCAATGAATTACGATAGATTAGAGCAGGAGGATATGGATAGAATTTTAGTCCCTACTAACTTAACTTATCTTGATGAATTAGGAATGGCAGATAAAGCGTTATAATGACACAAGAGGAATTTGATACTAAACTACAAAAGTATTTAGAGGTTTACGGCTATCGTAAGTTTTCTAAGGCTTTGAAACAATCTATTCAGCCTATCTTGGATGCGCTAAAGCAATCGGAATCGGTAGCGTTTACTTCACAAATAGCAGCAATGTTATACACCGAAGTACCTATTGCCGAAGCTATGCAAACTTTCTATAATACTGCTTGGAATAAACAATCGAGAGGTTATGTTAAATGGCTAAAGGCTAATTTACCACCACAGGCGACAATCGGAGTAGGTTTCGAGAATCCAATAATGGATGCTGCTTTAAAAGAATACTTTGCTACCATAGGCGGTCAGCATATTAAAGATATTAACGCAACAAGTTTAAAAAGAATACAATCAGCATTTCAAACGGCTTTAGAAAATAATGAAGGCTTTAGAGGTGCAGAAAGAAGACTAATTAAAGAGGTTGGAATGTCAAAAACAAGAGCGAGAATGATAGCAAGGACTGAATCTTTAATGGTTACTAACGCTGCTAAATATACTCAATCAGATTTGATGCCTATTGTTATGGAGAAGACTTGGTTGCACGACCATCCTAAGATGCCGAGAGATTGGCACGTTGCTTTGAATGGTAAAACAATAGATTTAAATGAGAAGTTTAATGCTGATGGTACATTGATGAAACATCCAGGCGACCCAGCAGGTGGAGCAGGTAATAACATAAATTGCAAATGTACAATGCTTACCAAAGCCAAGTTAGATAAAGAAAATAATATCATATATAAATAATTGCTAAAAAAGTTAGTATCTTTGTACTACATAGTTTGGTGTTTGGTTTTAGGGTGGGTAGGTAACTACTCACTCTTTTTTAAACACCTTTAAATAATCGCTTATGAAGAATATAAGTTTCAAAAATTACGATGCAACTATTCAAGACTTAGATGTCGCAACAGGAATAGTAACAGGTTACTTTAGTAAATTCAATAATATTGATTTAGATGGTGATGTAATTATGCCAGGTGCATTTACAAAGACTATCGCAGAAAGAGGACCAGATTCATCAAAGCCTGAAATTGCTTACTTATGGCAACACGATACTTGCAAACCTTTGGGAAAACTAATGGTATTAAGAGAAGATAACTTTGGTTTGTACTTTGAAGCTAAAATGAGCGATACAACTTATGGACAAGATGCTTTGAAACTTTATAGAGATGGGGTAATTACTCAGCATTCTATCGGTTACCAAGTAATCAAGTCAATCGAAACACAAACTGAAGGAGTAGAAGTTGAACAAATCTTTGAGGTAAAACTTTGGGAAGGTTCAGCAGTAACTTTTGGGGCTAACCCTAACACACCTTTTACAGGCTTTAAGTCGGTAGAAGAAAGAGAAGACAGAATTAAGACATTAGTAAAGGCTATCAAAAACGGTAGTTATACTGATGAAACATTTGGTCTTATAGAATTTGAATTATTAAAACTTGTTTCACTTGCGAAAACTGAAGAGCCGAGTAAAATCACTACACCAGTACAAGAGCCGAAAGAGGACAATAAGATAGACGAAATAAAACAATTTAGACAACTTTTAAATCTTTAAAAAAATGGAAGAAATTAAAAACTTAGCAAATGACATCAACGCAAAGTTCGATGCAAATGCAAACGCTTTAGTTAGCGTAAAAAACGAAGTTTCTACGATGGTAGAAAAAAATATTGATGCAGTTAAGGCTGAAATCAAAGCAGTAAAAGACGAGTTAGACAGACAAGCAGAAGAAGTATCTCGTAAGAGTGCTGCTAAAGCTATGGAAACTAAATCTATCGGTGAGCAATTAGCTGAAGGTTTAGATAACAATATGTCAATCGCTGAAAAAGAATTAAAATCAGCAGGTGGTTCATTCACTATGAACTTGAAAGCAGTTGGTAATATGACTTTAGGTGCTAACTTGACTGGTGATTCAGTTGCTACTTATAGCCCTATCCAAGCTATCTTACCTTCTCAGAAATTAAACTTCAGAGATTTGATTAACACAGTTTCAAGTGCTACTGGTACTTATGTAACTTACAAAGAGAGTGGTTCAGAAGGTGCTATTGCAGCTCAAACTGAAGGTGCAGCTAAAGGTCAAATCGATTACGACTTAACAGAAGTTAAGACTGTAAACGCTTATATCGCTGGTTACGCAACTTTCTCTAAGCAAATGATGAAATCTTTACCATTTATCGAGCAAACTTTAACTCGTATGATGATTAGAGACTTCTTCAAAGCTGAAAACGCTTCTTTCTTCTCAACTGTATCTGGTGCTGCTACTGGTTCAACTACCGTAACTGCTACTAATGATGTAGAAGAAATTATCCAATTAATTGGAAACCAAAAGAGTGCTAACTTCAACGCTTCTTACGCTTTAGTTTCTCCTGCTCAAATGGCAAGATTAATTATCGCTACTTTCGGTAAAGGTTACTACGCTGGTGCTGGTGCGGTTATCGTTAACGGTGTTGGTGGATTAACTATCTACGGAGTTCCTGTATTCGAGGCTTCTTGGGTAACTGATGATAAAGTTTTAATCTTTGATAGAGACTACTTAGAAAGAGTTGAAGTTGAAGGATTAAATGTTACTTTCTCTTACGAGAGTGGTGATAACGTAATCAAGAACTTGGTTACTGCTCGTATAGAGTGTTATGAAAATGTGAATTTGCTTCTTCCTACGGCAGCAATCTACGCAGATTTGGGTAACGTATAACCTAATTAATTGACTATCAATTAGTTAAAGCAAAATTGGGTAGGTGCTTAAATGTATCTACCCTTTTTTTATATCTAAATATTCCCTATCTTTACAATGCTTTAATTAAATAATATGATAGGAATTTATAAAATCACTTCTCCAAGTGGTAAAAT